CACCCGTTGAACGGGCGGTAAAGCCTTCAAAAACAGAAAAAGCGGTGCGCAAGTAAATGGCAACCCGTTTGCAACCCACAGAAGCGCTTGAGCTTGTGACAGCGCCAACGGCCATGCCGGTTTCGCTGGCAGAGGCCAAGGATCACTTGCGCGTTGACAGCGACGACGACGATGTGCTTGTCACGCGCCTGATTGCGGTTGCAACGGCATTTACGGACGCGCAAGGCGCACTTGGCGCGGCTATGATTACGCAAACATGGGGCCAATGGATCGGGGCAAACCCAGAGCAGACAGTGCCGATATTTTTGGGTCCATTCCAGTCGCTTGATGCGGTCAAGTATTATGACGTTGACGGCGTTTTGCAGACGGACACGCTGTCAAATTACGACATTTTCGGCACCAAAGCAGCCAAATATATCGGCCCAAAGGCTGGCTTTTCTTGGCCGGTTGCGCAGGATCGTTCCGACGCGATCAAGATTGAATACACCATTGGCTTCGGTGATGCGGCTTCCGACATTCCAGACACAATCCGGCATGCATTGTTGCTGTTGATTGGGCATTGGTACGAAAACCGCGAACAGGCAACGACTGACAACCTGAATGACATTCCTTGGGGCTTTGACGCGCTGATGAACATGCACCGGGTGTCTTGGTATGGCTAGCGCTGGCAAAATGGATCGCCGCGTGCAATTCCAACGCGCCACGATAACCGATGACGGCTTCTCAAGCGTTGAGACGTTTGCAAACCACGGGTCACCGGTTTGGGCGTCAAAAAATGACGTTTCGGACGTCGAGAAATGGCGTGCGGATCAGGTTTCGGCGGTTATTTCGGCTCGGTTTCAGGTTCGATACAGCGCTTTCACCGCCGGTTTGACGCCTGCGGATAGGATAGTTTACAGCGGCACAACCTACGACATCAGCGGCATCAAGGAAATTGAAGGCCGCAAGCGCGTTTTTGAAATCACGGCAGCGGCGAGGGCGGACTAATGGACGTCAAATTGCAGGGCTTTGCGGATTTAGACAGGGCGCTTCAGGATATTGAAAAGCAGGCAACGCGCAAGGCGGTGCTGCGGCGTGCTTTGAAAAAAGCGGCAGAGCCGATGGCGGCTTTGGCGGCTTCTATGGCCCCAGATGATCCCTCAACAACTGGTTTTGATTTAAGAAAATCAATCAAGGTTGGGCCTAGATTAAGTAGAAGCCAAAAAAAAGCACATAGAAAAATGTTTCGGGATGACAAAGCTGCGGTCGAGATGTTTGTCGGAGCAGGCCCATTGCCGCAAGCTGGATTTGTAGAATTTGGCACATCTCCGCACATCAATGGCGGAAAATTCGCTGGCACATCGCACCCTGGCACGTCTCCGAGGCCATTTATGCGTCCCGCTTGGGATCAGGACAAAGGCCCGTTGCTTGATCGGCTTGGCGAAGAAATAGCGGCAGACCTTGCAAAGACGGCGGCACGGATCGCACGCAAAGCGGCACAGGGGGCGTGATGGAAGAGGAATTTCGCGCACTTCTGACAGGCTCGGCGGCGGTGACTGCCATTTGCGGCAATCGCATTGAATACGGCGGCAATGCGCAGGGCGCAGCTTATCCGCGCATTGCGCTTTATACGATTGGCGACAACGAAGACCACAACATGAAAGGCCCTGACGGGCTTTCTGTGGGCCGTGTACAGGTTGATTGCTACGCCACGACCTACGGGGGCGCAAAGCTGCTTGGACGCGCTGTGCGGGCCGTTTTGGACGGCTACAAGGGCGGCAACTTTCAGGGGGTGTTTCACGCTGGAACTCGTGATACAACAGAGGGGGGTTCTAACGAGGCGGACCGTCCGTTTCGAAGCAGCCTCGACTTTATAACCAATTTTGCGCAATCATAGGAGGTCAAAATGGCCGTAGCAAATGCAACAATCGGGTATGGCACCACTTTCGCCTTTGGTGATGGCGCTGACCCTGAAGTCTTCACAGCGCTGGCAGAGGTGACTGACATCACGCCACCTTCGGACAGCGTGGACATCATTGAGACGACGCACATGTCGTCGCCAAACCGGACAAAGGAATTTGTCGCTGGTTTGAACGATCCGGGTGAGTGTTCTTTTGACATTCACTTCCTGCCCGGGGTTGGTGATGATGCGCTTATTCAAGCCAAGCGCAATGTTGGCACAAAAGCCAACTATCAGATTGAATATCCCAACGGCGCGACTTGGACGTTTGCGGGCATTCTGACAGGCTATGCGCCAACCGTGCCGGTCAATGACCGCATGACAGCGACCGTGACCTTCAAAGTCACATCGTCCTATGTCGCGGTGGCCGGATAATGGCGAACGCTGTTAAAGGCGAAGTCACATTGGAAGCCGGTGGGGAGACCTACCGGCTTTCCTATACGACGAACGCGATGTGTGAACTTGAGGATGCCACTGGCGAGCCTTTGGGAAAGATCGTGGAGCGACTGAGCGACGATGCAAACCCGCCGGGGATTAAGACGTTGCGGCTTTTGCTTTGGGGCGCATTGATTGAGCATCAAGAGGACATAACGGTAAAGCAAGCAGGCGGTATCTGCGATGCAATCGGCATGGCCGCTGTCGGGGATGTTATCGGCAAGGCGCTTCAGGCGGCATTCCCTGATGCAACGCCATCGGGAAAGACACAGGCCAGCAAGAGCAAATAGACTGGCCCGGCTTGCTGGCCGATTATGTCTCGGCGGGTTTTTCTGCCGAGGCTTTCTGGCGGATCACTTTGCGCGAATATGCGATGCACATGCGCGGCGCGGCTTTGCGTTTTGAGCGCGAACACAAGGCCAATGCATGGCAGGCCCACACAACGGCGGCCCTAAGCGGTGTATCTGGCAAAAACTTCCCAAGCCTTGACGAATTGATAGGCGGCGGAAAGCCTAGCCCAAAGGCCGATGATATGTTACAGATGGCAAGACGCTGGGACGTGGCGGTCAACATGAATAAGGCAAACTGATGGCACAGAGCGTTATTGGAGCATTACGGGTCAACCTTGGGCTTGATAGCGCACAGTTTTCGCGTGGCCTGACGGATGCACAAAAGAACCTGAAGCGTGCAAGAGCGCAATTCTTGGCTGTTACCGCCGTTGCTGCGGCGGCTTTTGGTGGTCTGGCAGCGGCGGCGCGGCAGGGGGCAGCAGCCATTGACGCGAACGCAAAGGCCGCGCGGCGCATAGGCGCTTCTGTTGGCGGGTTTCGTGCGCTTGAAATGGCGGCATCTGATGCAGGCGTGAGCCTGTCCGGCCTTGCCAACGATGTGCAGACGATGAACCGCGAACTTGCACGGGCGGAAATTGGCGAAGGCAACGCAGCTGATGCCCTTGCGCGGCTTGGCATGGCGGCGTCTGATTTTGCTGGGCTAGATGCTGATGAACGCATTGCGGTTTTGGCCGATGCGGTGCAGAAGCTGGGACTGGATAGCGGCCAGACAACTTTGCTCTTGCGCGATTTGGGTATCCGCAACCGTGAAATGGCGCTGCTTGTCATGGGTGGCGGTGAGGCGATCCGCGCTGCGCGTCAGGACGTGCAGGATTACGGTCTGGCGCTGTCACAGGTGGACACGGACCGAATTGAGGCGGCGAACGATAACTTGGCTGGGCTTGGTGATATTGCCACCTATGTTGGCGACCAGCTTGCGTTGAAATTCGTTCCGGCGATGGGCGATCTTGCCAAGGCGATGAACGAAAGCCTGCGCGAAGGCGGCACGTTGCGCAAAGTTTTGGACGGGATGATTGCTTCTCTTGACGCAATCGCCATTGCAATGGGCGGTTTGATTGTATCGTTCGGGGCGCGATATGTGGCGGCTATGATTGCGGCCACGACTTCGACGGGCGTGTTTACAACGGCTGTCAACATTGCGCGGGCGGCAACGATTGCTTTGGGCGGTCCGCTTGGCATTATTTGGGGCTTGATTGGCGCGGCTGGCGCGGCTTGGCTTGTCTTTCGTGACAATGGCGATACGGCCAAGACCACGATGGAAGAGGTTAAGGTCGCACAGGACGCTCTTAACGTGGCTTTGGGCCAATTTCGAAGCGGCGTGCAAGGTGCGGGCACAGATGCGATTGCATATGCGAAAGATTTAAAGACACAAGCAAGGGCAGCTTTGGCAGCGGCAGAAGCTGAATTGCAACTCAGGCGCACAAGGCTGGCAGAATTTGGAGAGCCGGGCGGCGTTCGCGGCAGCGCAACGTTAAGAGCGCGTCAGGCCGCTGCCGCCGAAGCGGAAGCCCAACTTGTTGCCGCGCAAAATGCACTTGATAACGCAGGGCGCACGTTGCAGGCGTTGAGCATTGAAGCGGCGACGGCTGGCGATGCAGTTGGCGATGTATTCGGGCCAAGCATTGAAAGCGGCGCTTTGGACTTGAGCGTCACAATTGACGGCTTGAATGACCAGTTGATTGAGATTCCTGAGACGGCAGGCGCTGGTGTTAAGGCGCTTAAAGAAATCCCAGAAGTTGTTGAAGACGCGACGAATGCCATTTCAGACTTGGCAAGCCGTGGCGTTGATGGCCTAGCTAATGCCTTTGCAGATTTTGCAATGCGCGGTTTCCGCGATTTCAAGTCTTTTGCGCGTTCGATTGTGGACACGTTCAAAAGCATGTTGCGCGATATGATTGTGATGGCGGCCCGCAACAAGATCATGCTGTCGTTGGGTTTTGGCGGATCGGTTGCTGGTTCCGCAGCAAGTGCGGCAACGGGGTCTGCGGTCGGCTCTGGCATTGGTGGGGCAATTGCCGGGGCCGGTGGCTTGGCAGGGCTTGGTTCTGCGGCTTTGGGGGGCGCACAGTTTGTTGCGTCCGGCTTTGCAACTGGTGGCCTTGCTGGGGCTGGCTCTGCCATTGGCACGGCGCTATCTGGCGCAACGCTTGGCATTGGCGGTGCAGCTGCGGCCCTTGGCGCTGTCGCGGCTCCGTTGCTGGCTGTTTATGCCGCCGTCAAATTCTTTTCCAAGACAACAAAAACGCTTGATGAAGGCATCAAGGTCGCTGTCAAAGGCATGGAAGCGTCTGCTGAGACATTCAAAACAATCCAGACAAGCCGATTTTTCGGACTGTCAAAAAAGACAAGCACAAGCACGAAGTCAGACCCTGACAATCCCATCATCGGGGCGGTTACTGCGATGCAGGTTTCCGCCATTGAAGCCGCACGGGTTCTGGGCGTTGGCGCGGCGGCGTTTGAGAATTTCAGCTATGATTTCAAGCTGTCCCTGAAGGGCCTGACGGAAGATCAGCGCATCGCCAAGATCAACGAAGAATTGGGCAATATGGGTGATGAGTTTGCATCGCTTGTTCCGAATGTCGAAAACCTGAACCAGCTTCTTGAGCGTGCCAATCAGATTAGCGCATCTATCCGCGCATTGACTGACACGCAGACGCTGTTCGCAACGCGGCAGGAGGCTGTCTTTGCGGCATCGCAGGCAGGCAGCCTATCGGCAGACGTTGACACAACGCAGGGCCTGTTGCGCGACTTGATACGGGCCGTGCGCGAGGGCGATGTAAACAATGGGCGGCTGACAGCGCAGCTTGTGGCCATCCAGCAGCGGCAGGAGTTGGCCCCGACATGAAGATTATCAACCCGACGCCGGTAACGGATGCAACGCTGGTTTCGTCCACGATTGCCGAGGATGATTATGCGGAATGGTCAGACGCGACAACTTATGCGGCGGGCGATTATGTCATAAGCGTGGCAACGCACACTATCTATCGCAGCCTGACGGCGGACAATCTGGACAACGATCCGGACCTCGAGCAAGCGGCGCTTGCGGACCCGTTGATTGTGGATCCGACTGTTATCAACTGGCAGGTGATCGGGGCAACGGATCGCTGGAAGCTGTTCGATAGCAAGCCAACACAAGCGGCATCTGAGGCGGAGAATATCACGGTTGTGATTGCGCCAGGCAGCTACATAGGCGGCGTGGCGGGCTTTGGGATTGGCGCGGCCAGCGTCACGGTTTCGATGGAATCCGACGCAGTTGAGGTTTATTCCAAGACCCTGCAAATGACGGATGAAACGGCGGTGATTGATTGGTTCACCTATTTTTTCACGCCTATCATTGAGTTGTCCGAATTTGTCTTTACCGACTTGCCGCCCTATGCCGATGCGGAAATCACGGTTTCGCTTGATCGGGCGGGCGGGATTGTGCGGGCTGGACAAGTTGTCATGGGGCCGATTTGGGAAACGGGTTTGACGTTTGCGGATGGCTCCGGCTTTTCGGGATTGGACTTTTCAACGGTTGAAGCGGATATTTTCGGCAACCTGACGCGGGTAACACGCGAGGCCACGCGGCTTTCCAACTTTCAAGTGTTTTTGGACGCAACGCAGCTTCTATCCTTTGACACGCGGATGCGGTCTTTGCGCGGCGGCGTGGCGGCGGTTTGGATTGGCGCTGAGGACAATCGCAAAGCGGCGATCAACTATGGCATTTTGCGCGATTATCGCGTATCGTATCAAACACCGGATTACAGTGTAATCCAGCTAGAGACACAGGGGCTTGTCTGATGGTTAAACCGACGAAACCAACGCCACCGGATCGGGCCTTGCGCTCTAATCCCAGCACGTTTTCCGCCAATGCGGAGGCGTGGATCACTTATCAATGGG